TTTATCTATGGCCTCTTTTGCCTGCTCAACTTTTTTAGAAGTCTCGGGAGAATACTTAGGGGAATTGATTAAATTCATGACCGTGGTAGTACGTTTTGAATCAAAGGAATATTTATCATTACAGCCATCACCGAACAGTTTATAGAGTTGCTCGTCCAAATCTTTCTTAAAGTTTGGATCTTTCAAAGCAGCCAATGCCTCGTTTTCAGCTACTCTGAAAATCTCATCGTACTGTTCGCTAATTGAATCTCCGATTTTTCCCAATGTTTTAGCAGCATCAGCCACTCCAGAATCTTTGGTTTTTACGTTTATTGCGATACTGCTTGCTTCTTGATTGGTAAAAACATTCGTCGCACCCCTGCGATTCTTATTCGCAGCAGAAGAAGCTATGTCGGCTTGCAGCTGAGTTTTATACCGTTGCTTTCCGGCACTGGTAAGAGAGCCGTCTTTTTTTTGATAACGACGAACACCCCATTTCATACCCAAGATGCCATGATGACGCATTTCCATTTTGAATT